TAGACAACCCTTATTGAGAACGGTTCCCATTAAGCGGCGATGATACACCCGACACGCCGTGCCGTGTTGACATGGTTGACGTATTGTGCTACGCGGAAGTGCGCACGGAATTGCGGTGTGATTGTGGCGTGTCGTGTTGTGCGGTGTGGTATTATATAGGTATCGGTTTCGATGAAAGGAAAAATAAAATGATTAATTTTAATGCTTAAAATATGTTATTTCGGTTGATAACGGTGATGATTGATATAAATATAAAAAACCGGTTGGCGATAATGCCAACCGGTTTTTGTGTTAGAAGCCCGCTAGTAGTCGTATGCCTCCGGCGATTACGTCGCCGGATTGTATGTTGTTTACGCCTTGCAGGGCTAGTGTGTTGCCGTCGATTGATACGAAATATTTGTCGCTGAAGTCTTTGTAGAATACTGACGCGCCTACGCTGAACTGTTTGGCGATTTTGAATATCCTGTCACCGTTCTTTTGTGCGCCGCCGCATGTGACGTTGTATTGGATTGATAGTATACCGTTGGTTTCAAAAATTGATACATTATTCCATGTTCCGTTAATTTGTGATTCGTTAGGGAAACCGCTTTGTGTTGGGAAAAATGTTGTACCGTGTAGAATACAACTACCCATAGCGTGGCCCACTGCGCTGTATCCGCCTTTTGATAGGTGCGCGCCGTCGCCATCGTCACCGCCATCTGCTGCGCAACTCGCCCACACGCCTGCGCGATATGCGCCCTCATGTATAACAACGTTTGGAATGTCGCGTTTTGTAGCGAAAAGGTTGTAAACCTGCTGCCGGTAATCCGGTGCCACGTTCCACTTTGCGTTTCGTCGGTTCATTGATTCGCCCTTTGCGAGACACATTGGGAATATGTCAATTATCGTGTTTGGTGCATCGGTATGTATTGTGTTTAGTAATGTGTTTATGCTGTTATTTATGGACGCTAGTGGTACATTGGCATTTAGCATTTTAGTTGCGTCATTTTGCCCGCCAATGATGATAACTCTATTGACCTGTTGTTTATCGGTCACGGCATTCCATCGGTCGAGGAATGTGCCGTCATCACCGGTCGCGTAGAAACCGCCCGCGCTTGTTCCTAGTGTTTGTTTCGTGGTTGGCTTTAGTATGTCATAAATGGCGTTTGCCGGTGAATCAGCTAAGTGCTTTGCGCGACTATAGTATCCGTCTACCCAGCTATCCCCGATTACGACAATATTATCATTGTAACCGATTGCTTGCGTAATGATTCGCGCGTTTTGGTTTGTTTTAATGTTGAGCGCGGATATACTGTTTTTATTGATTTCGGCTTGGTCGGCCGCCGTATTCCAACGGGTTTTAGTTGTTTTGGCGGTATTGGTGTCGGTTATGCCTAATGCGTTTAGGTTGTTTACTGCGTTGTTTGCCGTTTCGGTTGTAACAGCAAGATTTGATGCTGTTTTGTCAATCTTGTTTTTAAGCGTGGTGGCGGTGGTTTCGTCGGTTACGCCTAATGCCGCTAGATTGTCGTTTGTGGTTTGTATTTTCGTTATGGCTTGATTTGCGGTGTTTAGCGCGTTACTAGCGTTAGTGTTTACTTTGTATAGATTGGTGTCGATAATATCCATTGACGCGTTATATTGGTCATTGAGATTCGCCGCGTCGCCGGTTGTATATTTTTCAAGATTGAAATTGGTTGTATAGTCTGTCATTTTGTGGTTTCCTTTCGTATCGTTTGAGGATGGTTAATTTCCGCTTGCACTTGCATTTGATGTATTGTACGGTCAATAATCCGCATTGCCGCGTTATACCCGTCGCGTAAGTCCGCTAAGTCGCCGGTTTCGTACAATGGCAGATGATAAAACGGTGTTTCTGTAGCCATAGTATACTCTTTCTGTTATTTGACATTATCGGGGATAATAAACCCCTCGGCGGTTTTCTTTGCGTTTGCAAGGTCGGTAACGGTAAACGCTTCGGTTCCGATTTTATTCAGAATGTGGTTCAGCGTCGCGCCTAGGGTTGCCGCGTTGCTACTGGAAATTCCTAAAGCTGTGCAGAATGCTTCAACCCCGTCCGGCAACGCGTTTTCCTGTCCGGCTTGTTCAGCTTTATCGTTGATTTGCTTGAGTGCTGAATCAATTTTATCCATTGACGAATTATATTGGTCTAATAGATTTGCCGAACTGCCCGCGTCATATTTTTCGAGCTTGTAGTTTAGTGTTTCCGCCATAATAGACTATCCTTTCGTGATTAATGCCGGGTATGGTTTGCCGGTTTCCGTGTCGGTAACACGGGGCGTGCTGTCGTTGAATATGGTGAGATTGCCGATTGCGGGCGTTTCGTCGGTTCGATGCTCAGCCAATTTGTTAGTGTCTATGTCAGCGATTTGACTGATTCGCGCGCCGTAAACGGACAATTCGCGATAGAGGTCACGTAATGCGGTTTTACTGTCAGTGTATTCGCCTTTTGTGACGTTCCATATTAGTTGTGTGTTTCCTATGTGTTCGATTTGTTCTTGTATTTGCGCAATGGCTATCGCGTAATCGTTTATGTGCGCTTCAATGTTTTTTATTCTTGTATCGTAGTCGTTCAATGTTTTGTTTATGTCGGTTACGATTTCGTCAAGATATGCCGTTATATGGTCGATTTCACATGCAATGTGTTTTATTATTTCCTCTTGGCTTTTAGCGTTCCAATAGAACGCGGGTATGGCGGGCGTGTACGGCCATACCGAGAAAAACGGTAGCAGTGGAAACATGTGCATTATCCTTTCAATAATTGTTTATGTTTATCGTCCATAATGGACTAAAACATGTTTCAAGGTGTTCGAGCAGCATCACGTCTATATCGACGTAATCGCCGTTTCTTATGCGATTGACTTTGTCCATGAAATCACCGTTTGCGATTGTCTCGTATTGATTATCGGTCGCGTTGCTTGCGTAGTCTTGGTTTTCAGCCAATTGCGTCGCGGGGAAATCACTGTAGACTGTTCGCATTTTATGCCATATGTCGCTGTCACTGAGAATTATATCAGGATTATTGCTTACAAGCGCATAAAGCGGGCGCAACGTCGGCATGATTTCTTGGATAAGGCGTAGAAAGTGTCGCCGCCACCTTGACGGCGGCATAACGCCTAACTCCCTGTCATAGAAACGATTCTCGATTTTCTTGCAGCAACGCGTGTATTGCGTGTCATCATAGGCAATGTCCCGCCATGACCATGCGGCATTATTCCAGTCAACACCGCCCGGTACGTCAAGCAGTTCGCCAAAAGTGTATGTCATTACGCCATGAAAATCGTCGTACGATTCACACGGCTGATAATGGTTTATGTCATTCTGCATTGTCATCGTCGTTCAATCTTTCAACGTCCGTCAAGTAAGCGTAGTTGCGGGAAACATTGTCTTCGTTCCATACAACCTGTATCGGTTCCTTGAGGTATTTTCCGAATCTTGTGTTAAGAATGTCGCACGCGGCACGCCGTTCCTCTAATTCGCTGAGCGCGCGTAAATCGGACGGTTCGCCGTAATCGTTGATTTCATCGGCGGTCTGCCGTTCCATTTTCAACGGAAGATTTTTAATACCTAATGATTGGTAGAACGCGTTCCAAGTGTTCTGTATATCGTTCTGCAATTCCATGCCGATATATTCGACGTTGGTTTTCAGCACGTTTGCTTTCATCGAATCAGTGAAACCCGGTGTCGCCATGATAGCCATTTCACCGCCTGAGATTTGCTTGATAACGTTGACGCCCGCAGTTTGCTGCCCGGCTGGAACCTCAAGAATGAACGGGGTTTTCTGATTGAAACGATTTTGCCGCCGCGTCATGTACAAATCTTCTATTTCATGCGCGAAAAATTCAATAGTCGGAATGAGTGGCGTACGGGCGCGGTTGGCGTAGATGAAAACACCATTGGAATTGTTAACCGGAAAACGCCAACCGTTAATACCGTAACTATCCCATTTCTTCGGTTTGTAATAGACGTTGAAATTTGAGGTAGTCACCGCTTGCGTGCTGAAAAACACGCCCGGTTTGCTATGCGGAAAAGCGATTGTGGCGTAGCCGAAATACAATAGATTGTATTCCAAAAACCACGCGTCGCATGTTTTCGGTAGATTCAACCACTTGAAACGAGATAGCGCGATATTCAGCATTTGAGAATACGCCATCGAATACGCTTGTGAATTGAGCGATTCGGATTGCTGCCACATCGGCGCGCCGCGTTCACCCATTTCCGCACGGGTCAACGGCTTTTTATGTGTGCGTTTACGTCCCATGTTTTCCCACCTTATAAATTGTCGTGTACGAAGTCGCCGCCGACTTCCTCGGGTCTGTTCCATATTGTAACACCGGAACTGAAAATATCCCTGATTGTCTGCAATTGTTCGTTTTGCGCAAGCGGGCACAGCGTCCATATGTCGGCGGCCTGCCAATACGTGAAATGCTTGCAAGGCGTCAACGACGGCTTATTGTAGAGTTTGTTGCTTGCGATACCATAGCGCAGCATGTAATCGCCCGCCGCCGCTATTGCGCCGTTGTCTTCGGTGACTATTTTCACGGTCATGGTGTCAAGCCCCGTGGCCTGTCCGAAGTTGTCGCCGCCATATGACCCTACGGGCTGCGCGGCGTGGTTGAGCAAGTCGCGCCATGCGGCGTTAGCGTTGGAACGCGTGTTTATCATGACACGTTTGGCATTATCCACACTCTGATTGCGCGACGTCGATGCGTTCGCGTTCGCCGTGGTCGTGCTTGTGGCGGTCATGTCAGTTGCCGCGCTTGTAGCGTATTCGTTGTTACGGTCAGCCTGTGTGTTCGCGCGCGTTGTCGCGTTGGTTGCTTGCGTTATCGAATGCTGTGTTTGTTCGCTGTTAGCTCTGTTTGCGTTTTTCGCTTTCGCATTGGCGACATCGTTGGATGTGCGGTTGAGTTCTTCGTTATTGGTTATGGCGATACCGGTATTGTAACCTTGTAGCGCGGCACTGCCGATAGCCATGGAACCGGCTACCAACGGTGATGCCGCGCCACCGGTGCCGATTACCAACGCAGCCCCGGCCATTGTGCCTATCGCGCTAGCAACACTTGATAACGCTTGAGTTTGAGACCCCGTTATAAACGCCTTGTTCTGTAACGTGTTGTCCTGACCGACATCATTGTTTATCTTGATTGTGGCGGTGTCTAAATCATCGTTCTGCCGCGTGGTTGAATATGTCAGATTATCAGTACGCACACTATTGGACTCGTCTTTCACCGCGGTGTCACGCTGATTGGCACGCGCCGTGTTCGATACCGCCGCGACGCTGCTGCGATACGTGTTATCACGTGCCGTGTTTGCCGAGCGTGCGCCGTTTTCGTACGATATAATGGCGTTTTCGCGTGCTTGCGCGATATTTTGATTGTATGCGTCGGCGCGGCGCGCGTCGATTGCGCGACGTTGCAGCGCGTATGTTGGTATGTCGTGCGATATGAGTGTTTTGAGTACGTCCGTGTTCGGCACGTTGCCGGTAATGTTAGCCCCATTGATGGCGTTAATGATAATTGACGTGTCGCCGTCGCTACCGATTCCGTCAAGCCATACGATTTGTCGCAATATCGGATAGCTTAAAGACGTGACTGTCTGTACCGAGAGTTGTCCGCAATCAGCGATTTCCACACGGGTTTTGTTGCCGATATTGTCGGAAACCTCTAAGTGCGCGTAGGGTGCAAGATATAGTCGTGTTATTTGCGCGTATTCACTAGCGTAGCCGAAATCGTCGATAGTCAAATCAATATCGGATAGTTTTGTCCGTGCGCCGCTGACTGTATGCCATTCGACGCCGTTCACACTGATAGCGTTACCAAGTCGCATCATGTTTGCGGTGGCGACGAAAACCGCTGTAATCTGTGACATGATATGTGGATAATATGCGAAAAGCGTGTCGAAATATTCGCCCGATATTTTGGACGATTCGAGCGCATACATGCTTACGTTGCTTGGGGTAAGATTATCGATTGAATTGTATGATGTGCCCGCGCCGGTGACGTTTGACGTGGAAATGTTTCCGGCACCCCACGAGAAATTCGTTACCGTGCCATCGGCGTTACTGTATGTCGGGTCGCTGTCCGTGATATTCGTACCGCGCATGTCGCTCATGGTTTGCAATTGTTCAGGTGAAAACGTTGCGGCCACACAGATGTATCTTGTCCCGTTTTGCAGATTAACCGGTGTGCTTTTTCTGATATTCGATGCAGCGTTGCCATAGTCAACGTCGGGCAGCGTGAAATCACGACAATTCGCGCGCGGGTTTTTTAGCAGTTCTTGCGGTGTCATTTCCGTTAACGGCGCGTGTCCGCGTGTCAGCACCATTCCGTTGATTGTGGTGCTGTTGATGTAGTCCGTCCATACGTCGCGCACAAGCGTGCATGTTGTCGTGTTCGGCGCTTCCGCGCGTACGGAAGTGATGAAAAAATGATAGCGTGTCTGCACGTCGGTTTTTTGATATGGCGTATTGATAATGTCACGCGAAAAATCAACGACAATGTAATTATACTGTTGCGCCGTCATGTAAGGTACCGGCAATTTTATACCGTCCGCGTCGGCGCGTGCAATATACATGTTCGTTGTCAGCTTGACGGTTTCGCCGTCCAGTTTATCAAACCATTCGTTTCTTGTGGTGTCATCGGGGAATTTCACGACGTCGTGGTAATCATCGTACCAATTCACGCGACATAACTTGATTACCGTGTTTGGCGTCCAAACATTGTAATCGAAAACGTTGCGGTACTGACCGTACACGCGCGTATCCGTATCGGGGAACGCCGTTGCGTTTTGCAGATGTGGAAAATTCATATCGCGTCCTTTCCTATATACGAAAAAATGAGTGGCGCTTCACATGAAGCACCACTCATTTTACACCATAGTCGATTTCAGACTATTCGACGGTGAACGTGCATGTCGCAGAATGTTCCGTAGTCTCGCCGTTCGGATTGACATACGTGGCGGTGCCCGTCACGGTAATGACATCACCGGCCACAAGGCCGTCACGCTGCACGTGCAAGCGCGCTTGGTCATCCACGAACGTATTGACGTTGAGGTCGAACGCCGCGCCGTGCGGCTCCTTGCCGCTTGCGGCATGTTCCGCCGCAACCTCGTACGTCGCCGCGTTCGGCGCAACCTGAACGGCGGTGCCCGTCGGCTCGACGGTGGCGATGAGCTTCGGTGTTAGCTGCATAAGGTCGCCCGCCTTGACGTTTCCCGTGGCCGGGGTCAGCGTGAAACCGGTCACGGTCTGAGTCACAACCTTGATGGAAGTGCCCGCATCGGTGGTGAACAACGCGCACGGCGTGAACGGCGACACGCCATAAATGCCCCAGTGGTTGAGATACAGCGTGTTGGAAAGTGTTTGCGGATTATAGAACTGAGTAGTGCCGTACAGCGTATCGCGAACTTGATACCAATCAGTTGAAACAAGCAACGCCACCGCGCCCGGAATACCGAGACTTGGCACCTGAATGATACGATACGGCACGTCGGCCTTATCCAACTGGAACACAGCCGACAACGCGTCAACATCGAGCGACGCGAGATATTCCGGTTCAATCAGCAACACCATTTGTTGCGGGTTCGCATACGCCGGAACATCGGTGACGTTCAACGCGTTGTACTGCATTGACGGAAACTGCATACGTCCCGCGGTCGCACGCAATGCCTTAAGCAACGTCTTAGCAGTCGTTTCATCGCTCGGCACCGCATCAAGATGCACCTTGTAGAAACCAAGATTCTGTTCATAATGACGAATCAGCGCAAGCATGATGTTCATTTCATCATAATTGTCACTGTTGCGTGGCGTTTCCATAATCTGCGCAATGAAACGATTCAGACCGAACTCATCAACGAACGCCTGCCGCAATTCGTCATCGGTCCATGAAATTGGGTATTGGTCCTTGCGGTTCATTTCATAGAACCACGCCGCCGCTTCGGGGCGATGCATCTTCAAAAGGTCTTTCGCATCATCCTTGTACCCGTGCGCCTTAATCCACTTGACCGCGATTTCCTGTACGGTGCTGCCCCAATACAGATTTTCCTTTTTGAAAACCGCAAAAGGGTTTTCAAACGGCGCGTTCTGTGCCATTACGGTGAGTCCGATACGATTGATCATGCTCCAAACACAGTCGTTGAGATACTGCCGATTCATCGGGTCGAACAAATACCGCGCGGTGTTCGCCACACCGGTCTGTGTCGCGCTGGGCACGCGCCGCTGATAATCGTCGGTGTTCTTAAGACGTACTTTATCCAAAATGGTTGCGTTATCTATTGCCATGTTTCATTCTCCCTTCAGAGCGTGTAATCGAGATTTTCCAAGTCCTCTGCCGCCGCTTGCGCGATTGCTTCCGCCACGTCGTCGTCGTTTTCCTTGACGGTCGCGCCGTTTTCAACCATTTGCGCGACGGAATCGGTGAAATTGTCGTATATGCCATCGATTCGTTCGCTGATTGCGTCCGTACGGTCGCTTATTGCGTTCACCCTGTCCAGCACGTCGCGCAGCATGTCGCGCAAGTCATCGAACTCGCCTACGCGGTGCGTTTCGTCGGGGGTGAGGTCATCGCGTTCGGCGGTGTCCTTTTCCTCGGTTGTTTCGTCATCCATTAGCGTTTTTTCCTTTCATATATGAAAAAAGTCGTACCGGTGTGTGACCGGTACGACTCAAGAATAGCATACTTGTGACATGTTTCATAGCGGTAGTCGGCGCGCTTTTCCCTCACGGCCGCATCATCGCCGGAGTCAACCGTGGTTATCGATGATGCGTTTTAGCGATACCACTATGGCACCTCACGTACGCCGTGTTTATTTTACACCGAAATTCTTGAGCATTTCAAACATGGCGTGTTGCGTTTCCATCGTGTCATATCTCAAATAGCCTAACGCGTAATACGTTGTAAGGTTTTTTATCAACTCTTTTGCCATATTCGCAGTGAGGTAGTTCAGTTTGTTATCATCTCGTGTAATTGCAAAATATGGCACATGTGCGCCGCCGTCGTATTTCGTAGAGAGAAAAACATATCCGCAACGCATATCGACATATACCCCATATTCTTGCCGAAACCAACGGAACACATAAGTAAGTTTCGCATGCTTATGCGGTTTTTCGATAAAATCGGTATCAAAATGCCGAAACTTGTTTTTCGCTGTCATATCATCATTGTTTTTCAGCATACGCCCCGCAACGGTGTTCTTTGCCTTTTGCTCGGCATAGTCATCGTCTCGCACGTAATCGAACAAACATGTCTTGCCGCCAAGCCATTGCAGCCCATACTCGGGATTGAGGGGCACTTCATAACGTCGAAAATACGGATTGAACGCGTCACATGCGTTACCCAAAAGGAATATTCGCGGTTTGCGTAGCTCGGTATCGTCGGCACGTTCGCGCGTCACGGTATCCACGATTTTCGCCAATTGATCGAACTCGTTTTTCAAATACGTATGATATCTATCATCATTATCAATAATAAATTCATCCATGCAAATATTGCGCACGTTCACGTATGTACTTTTCTTTTTTCGCTGTTGCATGGTCAAGGGTATAAAATAACCGCATATCCGCCACGGATTTTCTTTTTCGCCGGTTTTCTTCCGTCGTATTTTAGCTGTTTTATTGTTTGTGCGAAATTCATAATCGGGAAAAATATTATCCTTTATAATACGGTCGAAATAGTCTGCGGCGACATCGTTGTTTTCCTCACGAAAACGGGTGATTTCCGCAAAACAATATCCGTTTTTCAAATAATCCTCTATCATGTATTTTCTCATACCGTACGTTTTACCCAAACCGCGCGCGCCGATAATCATGTTCACATCTGCGTTTCGCGGCAATATTACGGTTTTAAGCCTGTCATAATAATATTTCGCCATCAATACTCACAATCATAGGTTTGCCGTCCCGCATAATAAGTTCGCGGGGCGTTGTTTCCACAATCCTATTATACGTGTTTCGGATATATGTCAGATTCTCGCCGTTAGCTTGTTTATCCGATTCGCCCAGCCATCTGCCGGACGGGTACAGGGCTATCGCTTCGGGTACGTCAACATGATATGTCGCACCTCGATAATCGGTGACGGTTCCAACGTACCTGTCCCATACATGCGGTCGATTTCGTTGCAACGTATGACAAATCTCATAATCTACCAATACGTCATAACCGAGCGACATTTGCACGGTTTCCGCGAAACCACGCCCCGCATGCATGACATCGGCTATAAAATCTTCAATGGTGTACACACCGTCCGGTCGCGGAAGTCCGGCGCAAGTGACATGTACGCGCCCGCCCGTGTCCAAACTGACGCGTGCTTTGTTCCACAATTCCATATGTTCGGCGTAACGAGTGGTGCCGCCACAGTCCTCAACCTCGAATTTTCCGATATGGTCCAGCGTTGACGCCATGTCGGGCGCGGTGTTTCGGACGCGTCGCATAGTACGGTTGATTGCGTTTTCGATTGCGTTATGCAGCGGTTTGAGCGCGTCCAGCAATTCCGCGTCGCTCACATCGTCATCGCAACTGATTTTCAAGCTATCGGTGTCGCCGCCCGTGACGGTGACGCGTATGCCGAAATGCCGGTATATCAACATCATGGCTATCAGTAGATGCATTCTACTGCCCGCTACGATTCGCATGCCGTACGTGTATAGGACGCGTGGTGTTTTTGGGCGTTTTTTAGTGAAATTCTCGGGAGTGCATACCGTGGTTTTATCGACTTCAAGCTCACCGTTTTCCGTCACGCGGTAATCGGCTTTCATAACGTCTTGTGCTTGCGTACCGTAAATGCCGTTGAATTGTCCTTTCACGGTGCTGCCGTAATATGATTGCAGAAATTTCATACTCAAATCACCTGTCTTCGCATCATGCGCGATACCCTCCGGTATCGATTCAGGAATATCCCCCGCGTATGGCACGCCCTCGGTATACGCCTTGATAAGGTTTTTCACATCTGTTTTACGCGCGAAAAGCATGTTGGATTGTAGAGTCACGTAATCGGGCGGAACAATCGTCTTAGTGGTGGCTTCACCGTATAATACGCGCATTTCATCGTACTCATATACTTGTGCCACGTTCCACAATTCAATTTCATTGACATGTAATATGCATTCGTCCGCGCAATACAATTTGCCGAACGCGTACGTCGGGTTAACGGCACTGTCAACGTAACCATGCGCCCTGACGCTGTTTTCCTGTGTTTTCGCACGTTCGTTATTGGCGTAATCGGTGTCCGCTTGCAACGTTTTCACAAACTTGGAACGTGGGCATATTGCAATCCCCCACGCGTCGAAACATGTGTTTTCGCGCAATCTGAGATTCGTAAATCGTACCGCCACATGCATTCCTGTAAGAAACGGGTCATCATAGTTCAGCAACACATCTTCAAGCGACGTATTAACAATGCGTTCGCATGCGATTTGCAAAATATCCGTAGGCGCTGACGCAAATTTTACCGGCAAACGTCGGCCATTAATGAAAGCGTGATGCATTGACGTGACATCTAAGGACGCGACGTTATCCACGACAACACTAGCGGTTTTAGCACTCGTAAACGTCAATCCGCCACGGAAACATGCCTTTCGCAACGCATAAGACTTGTAATCCTTCGGAAATTCCTGATTGCACGTCATCTCGAAAGCACGTTGCAATGTGATTTTCTTACCACCTTGCAACGTGACGCGCCGCCCGCCAATCTCACGCCGCGCCATCTGCCGCACAAGCGACGTTTTGGTAAGCACGCGGCACCCCAGCATGTCAGACGTAAGCCAATGATTAGCGCGTAGCAACCATTGCAAGTATTGAGGTATCACTTGCACATCGCGGCGTGCGTAGAATTTTTCTTCTTCCGTCAACGGTGTTTCAGGCGTACGCACAAGCGAGTAATCCCAATCGCCCACCGCTTTCGGCAATCCGCATGTCTCGCCCATCGCGCGCAGCCCGCCCATTTCGAGATAAAACGTATCCCAAAAACGGCACACCACATCATCACCTACGCGCAAATCGAGCGTGTACACGCTTGTAGCGGTCTGCGCATTGACCTCAATCGCGTACGACTGCGCCAATTCCAACATAAGAGTCTGCATATCGAACATGAGGTTATAAGCCGCGATTATCGGAACAAAATCGTGCGCGCGCCCATAGTCGATAAGATTATCAATGTACGTCAACGCTTCGGACGTGTGCCGGTAAAACCGTACATCGTCCGTGTCGGGAGTGTACGCTTCCAGTGACGTGTTACGCAAATCGTTGAAAATGTATAATATCGGATATGCGCGTGTTTCGGCACCCTCGCCAATATTCGTTGTTTCGGTGTCGAATATCGCCGCAATCTTAAATTCCTTACGCTTTATCATCGTACTACATCGGGTGAAACCGCAATAAGCCAAATCGGACTACCACCGTCAACGTCCGTGTAATCCTCCAATTCGCCTGTATGCATTTTCATATTTTTGGCGTACTTCAACACCTTTTCGTTTCGTTGCATGATAGTGTCAAAAAGCTCGCTGAGCGAATCAGCGGCATACGCTTTCATGACGGTTTCCAATCGTTTGTTCGGCGGAACGTTCGCTTTCTGCCATATGTTTTGTGTGTAGCGCCAAAACACCTTGACTTTTTCCCGCCCAAGGTCGCCCAACGCGCTCGGCATTCCTTTGGACGCCATGCGCATTTCCTCACGGAAAATGTTGAACGAACGCGCACGCTCCCTCGCACGCCCTTTACCGCCGCGTACCTCGCTCACCTGTCGCACGAGTTTATCGGCGGTTTCGTTCGCACGCTGATACAGTTCATTCCGCATGCCGCTATTACGGACACGTCCGACATACGTGTTTTTCAACTGCGTTTCAAGCCGCTGAATGTAAGCGCGTCGCGCGTTCGCTTCGCTTTCGGGCATGGTGTCGGTAATACTTTTTTTCAGACTGTTTATAGCGCGGCGTACGCGCTTGCGTTTCGCAGTCAATAAGTCCGCTTGTTTATGCGCTCTAGGCATGTTCACCGCCTTATAAAAAAAGTGCCATAGCATGTATGGCACTTTTGTTTCATTCCGAACTACTTGATTTCAAGCGATTTCGTAGAACGGCCACCGCCCAACGGGGTCTGCTTGACCGCAACAGTGATACCGTCCGGTGCGTTGAAATCGGGGAACATATCGTAGATGTCCAACACGCTACGGTAGATTCCCTGTGACTGACTGAAATACGTATTGCCGTCTTTTCCGAAAAGATAGACGTTTGCGCATTTCTGACCGGTCTGAGAACGGACGCCCGGCGCGATATAAGCGCCGATAACCGTCAATGGTTCCGCGCCGCGCCCGTTCAGCGACAACGCGCTGTTACGTGCGTTGACGATGGCGCGTTTTCCCTCGAACGTGCTGTTATCCATCGTACAAATATAACGATAGGTGTCAGCGGTGTTCTGTGCGGTTTCATTCACGGTAGCGTCGTTCATCTGTTCGTTTTCCTCGTTCATTTCAGTTCCTTTCAGAATTCAATATCTTTATCGTTATCGTCGTCAGTATCGTTGTCGGTATCGGAGCCGGCTACGTCAGTTGCGACACGTTCCGCGTGCTCAATGAACGTATCAACGTCCATGACATACGTGTTCTTGTTTACGGTAATATCGTCAACCAAGATATTGACGATACCGGCGTCCATAAGCACTTTAACAGCCATTTCAACATTACGAACGTTTCCGTTAGTGTGGAACGTCTGTACTACGCCATCTCGGTTATAATAGCTTATGGTGCTGTCCGCGATTACCTTACGTATCTTTCGCATGTTTGTCATCCTTTGTATCTGTTTTATTTTCTATCAACCATTTTGGCGACATAAATATTTATAGCACAAAAATCGGCGTGCGCAAAAAGCGACACGCCGATTATTGATATTGATTCTCAATAACGCAAAATCTGCCCCGGATAAATCAAACTCGGATTAGACAAACCGTTAAGCGACGCGACACGCGCCCAATCACCGCCGAAAATCGACCACAAAGACTCGCCGGACACAACCGTATGCGTACGCGCCATATCCGGCTGCGCAGCCACAGCCCCGCCATAGCACACGGTTTCCCCCGGATAAATCACAGCCGGGTTGCCCGACGCATATCCGTGCCACGACTGCCACGGCAACAGTCCAGTACGCGCGGCGATACCGGATAACGTGTCACCCGACGCAACCACCGCGCAAGCAGACTGCGATACATTGCCCCCGGTGTTCGTTTCCGGCACGGATACATTCGCGCCGTCGCCATGCGCGTATGCGTCCCACTGCCATCGTTCGCCCCTGAAATAATTCAAGTCCAATCGTCCGGCATATCCCGACACATATCCGTTCGACGTGTACTGCCGCATGGCTTCACCATACGCCCCATACAGCCACGGCGTTTCCTGATAGCCGGTTACGTTCATCGACGCATACTGCGCAACCCATACGCCGCAATGCTCCCGCACGTAGGAAGTAAGCTGCCCCAGCGCGGACGCCTGAACATAGACAATCGGCCACACCTGAGTACGGTCATGCACATGACGTACCCACGTTTCAACCCACGCGCCATTACCAAACTGCGGATTATCCTGAGATTCCCAGTCCAAAACAAGCACAGCGTTTCCAACGTATCCACGTACGTTGTCTATGAAAAAGTCAGCTTCCGCGTTCGCGTCATGCCCCATCGCGTAATGATACACGCCGACGCTTTTGCCGCTACCCATTGCACGCCCAAGTTGATAGTTCGCTGCCTGATTCACACCGTTGGTCAGACACATGTTGTTGAAACCGCCGATACCCCATGTAGCACCCGCCACGACGAAATCAGCGTCAAGCGCGTACGTATCAATATCACACTGCCAATTGCTCACATCTACGCCGCGCATGTCCGCGCTTGCAGATGGCACAAAAAGCAAGGACAATGCGCATACGCACGCCAACACGCTACGCCATATTCGCATCATCATTATCCCCTTTATTATTCTCAAGCAATGCAATAAGTTCTTCGGTCAGCACATTGTTCTTAGTCATCAAATCATTAAAATCGCTGAACGTCGTGGCGATAAACCATGCCATTCCACAGCACGCGACAATCGGAAACCCTACACTTCCGACAACGGTTACAATCGAACTAATATCCATCAAACCACCTCACAAAAAAAAGGTCATGACACATCGAATGACATGCCATAACCAAATATATCACAATCGCGTGGCCTATCCGGGAATTGAACCCGGCACGCACATTTTATAAGAATGCCGCTCTAACCACTGAGCTAATAGGCCATCACCACACCTCACCTCCCCCACAACCCCCGCCGCATCAAATCAACCATATCACGACAATGCGCAAACACATAATCCGACACATACGAATCACATTTAAACCACTTCGCACTAATAACAACGGCCTTAACACGCTGTTCACCACGTACCCTATAACCCTTGACGAAATCACAAGAATTACGCTTGCAATACATAGTCAATACCTTTCCAGCAAAGGTGTGTTAGCTAATGCGATAGCATCACCGATTAATACGATAACCTAAACAGACTGCGCCCGGAACATAAAACACGCCATCGTCAAGTACATCCCTAAGCCCGTACGCGTCAATGCAATCGACAAACCGAGTTTCGATTAAGCAATCGGACGCAATATCAACGAAATACACAAACACATCGTAAATACTATTCACGTTAAAATCAATTGAATTAGACAATGCTTTAAGATTCATAAAACTCATTTTATTTTTCCTTTCATCGAAACCGATACCTATATAATACCACACCGCACAACACGACACGCCACAATCACACCGCAATTCCGTGCGCACTTCCGCGTAGCACAATACGTCAACCATGTCAACACGGCACGGCGTGTCGGGTGTATCATCGCCGCTTAATGGGAACCGTTCTCAATAAGGGTTGTCTA